ATCAAATTGTCACCGTACGCACCACTGCCAGGCAGCGACGAGCACCTGTCGCTGAGCAGGGCTGGCGATGTACTCACCGTGAACGGCCAGGCGTTCGACTTCACTCCGCTCCCGGAGGGCGGCGAGTTGCCGACCGAGGCCATTGGATCGGAGTTATTCGCTGGTCCTGTGGCGCGAAGGGATGGACGGCTGGAACTAACCCTGCGGTTCCCGCTGGCCGCTGATGCCAGTGCCGCTGCTCGCTTCCCTGAACCGTTGCTGATCGAGGCCGACGGCCCGGTGGAGTTACCGCGATGATCGACTGGGGCCAGGTAAAGACCGCTGAACAGCAGGCGCAAGAACGCTGGCAGGCTGAATACGATGCTGCAGCCATGGCTCGGGCAAATGCCTACCGGCTGGAGAGTGACCCGCTCAAGACCGAGGCCGAGTTCGACGCTATCAAGGCCGGCGTGGAACCGGACTACAGTGCTTGGGTAGCCAAGGTCGAGGAGATCAAGGCCAGGTATCCGCTGCCGGAGGCGGGCGGCGTGTAGACTACCCATTTTGAATGGGAGCATGGCCGTGCTGGTGGTGATCCTGGCCGGTAGCTGACCCGAACACCTTTCCGACGAAGATAGGCCCGCCATTGAGCGGGCTTCGTCGTTTCTGGAGACCCGTAAATGCGTACTTCCCAACGAGGCATAGACCTCATCAAATCGTTCGAGGGCCTGCGCTTGTCCGCCTATCAGGACTCGGTGGGTGTCTGGACCATCGGCTATGGCACTACGCGGGGCGTGACCCGCTACATGACGATCACCGTTGAGCAGGCCGAGCGGATGTTGGCCAATGACATTCAGCGCTTCGAGCCTGAACTGGACAAGCTGGTGAAAGTGCCGCTGAACCAGAATCAGTGGGATGCCCTGATGAGCTTCGTGTACAACCTGGGCGCGGCCAATCTGGCGTCGTCCACGCTGCTCAAGCTGCTGAACAGGGGGGACTACCAGGGAGCAGCGGACCAGTTCTCGCGATGGGTGAATGCCGGAGGAAAGCGACTGGGGGGCCTGGTTAAGCGCCGAGCGGCGGAACGTGTCCTGTTCCTGGAGCCACTATCGTGATCCCCTGGCGCTGGGTAACCATCGCGCTGGCCTGCCTGCTACTGCTTGGCCTCGGCACCGCCGGCGGTGTCTGGCTCGGCGCACGGCACTACCGGCCGAAGGTCGATGCCGCGTTGGCGGATCTGGTCGCCTGCCGCGCCGCCAGGGGAGGCCTGGAGGACGCAGTGGCGGAGCAGGTCCGGCAGGTTGCCGCGCTGCGCATGGCCGGCGAGCAGCGCGCCCGGGATGCCGCGCAGGCTGTGGAGCGGGGGCGGCAGCAGGCCGCGGAGCAGTATGCCGGAGCCCAGCGCCTGCTACGTGAGCGAACAGCCGGCGAGCAGTGTGCGGCCGCCGATGCGGTCATCGATCAGGAGTTGGGTCTATGAGGGTGGTGCTGATGCTGGTGATGGTTGCGCTGGTGGGATGCGCCGGCCGGCAGGAAGCCGAGCCGCGCACGGTGCGCGTAGAGGTGCCGGTGGCGGTGCCATGCCGGGTGCCGGCGGTGGAGGTGCCCGCATGGGCCACGGCGGGGCTGCGAAAAGGCGACGACCTACAGACCAAGGTCCGCGCGCTGCTGGCCGAGCGGTTGCAGCGGATCGGTTATGAGGCCCAACTGCTGGCTGCCAACAGAGCATGCCAGTAGGAGTAGACTACGGCCTTTTCCTACGAGGGCAGGGCATGCTGGTCATTCGATTCAAGGGCTGGTCGGTGAAACTCGACCACCAGGTGGGCAGCGCTGGGAAGTTCGGCATCTGGTCGTTCCACGGCTCGGAGAGCAGCTACGTGCCGAACATGGAGACGATTCTCCGGCATGCTGCTATTCGGCCTGCGGATCCGAAAGAAGGCGGGGAGGTCGAGGTATTCATCTGTGATTCGCGTATGCCGCAGGACGAATGGCCGCCTGTCGGTAGCGGCGTTGCGGCCTACGAGTCGGACCGCTGAATGCTGGCCGTGACGGAAACGTGAAGCACGGAAATGGAAAACGTGAAAAGGAATTTCACGATTGGCACAGTTTAAGTGATTGCGGTCGGCGTAAACTGTTGTAATATAAGCGCTTCTGAGGTGCGAGACAGGATTTAGGTTCCAGCGCCGCAAGGCGTGAGAGTTCGAGTCTCTCCGTCCGCACCACCTTCAGGCTCGGCTTGTCCGGCCGCTGCGGTTGAAGCCGGAACGTCCGGCACGATTCACGATATGGTGGGCGTAGCTCAGTTGGTAGAGCACAGGATTGTGGCTCCTGGTGTCGTGGGTTCGATTCCCATCGTCCACCCCATATTTCGAAGCGCCAGGCCTTGTGCCTGGCGTTTTCGTTTGCGCTTCTCGATCTCTTCTCCGCTTGCCTTTCCGGCACCCAACCCGCCCTCATGGGGCGACGGCAGGTTGAACTTGTTCCAGCTCCGGCGCTCTTAAGCGAGCCCGTCGTTCCTGGCGGGTCCGTATATGCAGTCTGGGTGAAGCGACATGTCGATGAAATGGACCGAGCAGCGCTTGCGCAAGGCTCTCAAGCAGATGGCGAACAATCATGAATCGGCTGCGGTCGAGGTCATGCGCGCCGTCGAGCGGGCGAACGATCCGAAGCTGGCGCAGCGCCTGCTCGAGGTGATCGAGCAGATGCACCAGGATGCCGATGCGCTGCGCTCCATCGACGACGAAATCGCCAGCGGCGTGATCCGTTGCCAATGAGGCCGTAGACGCTCCGCAGTTCAGGACTTCCCGGCGGAAGCCGGCGCATCCGGCCGGTTCGCCAGTTTCGGGCGCAAGGTCGCGCCCTGGGCTGTGTTCCGGCGAACGGTATAAGGTTGGCGGCCGCGGAAGGCGAAGGCGGTGAACAT